AAATAGAAAATACCAACGGTTTCTTCGGCAACATAGCAAGATAAAGAAGTAACGAATGAACGAAGCGCAAAGCGAAGCGTTGGGCTGATCGGTAATGAGGTCAGTATGTCTTGAACATGCTGCTGGAAATTAATATGTAAAAGGATTTTTTTTTACATAACTGGAAAAAAAAATAAAAACATAAACAATTGATAATTAATCAATTGAAAAAATATATGCAATTATTATATAAAAATAGTTGCATATTAAAAAAGGAAATCATAGATTTCCGAGGCCTTAGAGACGCTCGTCTTTCTAAGGCCAAAAAAAAGGTTTTGAAAAAACCTTTAAAATAAGGTGGTCAGAAACCGAAGGTTTAAAAACCGGGAACAGCAACGGCAGCCACCTTTAAAAAAAAAACTATGGCGGATCCAATCACACTGGGAACATTAGCAGCGGCAGCCTTTAAGGGTATATGGGACATAGGAGCAACGGTCTTTGCAAATAAATACAATAGCCCGGCTGCACAAAGGAGAAGATTAAGGAAGGCAGGGTTGCCCTTAGCATTCATGTATCAAGGTAGGGTAAATACTCAATCAGATGTACCCAGGCTTTCAATAGACCCTACTTTAGGTCAGGTACAAAAATTAGGCTTATCGCAACAAAATGAGGTTAATCAGGCAAACATTAAAAAGATAGGTGCTGAGGTGGTTGGAATAGCGCAAGAGAATTTAAAGAAAAAGGGTGAGCTGGACTGGTTACAAACAAAAAATGAAATAGGAGAAAGCAATCAAGTTCAATTATTGGAGATAGATAAGTCAAGGAAAGAAGCAGAAAGATTTATTGCCGAACACCAAAGAGAATTAAAACAGATAGCAGTTTGGGTAGAGAATAATTTATTCAAAGAAGATATACAGATTCAGGAACGTAAAGCAGGATTAGAAAAAGTAAGGCAGCAATTGACAAATTTAATATCTCAGGATTCTTTGTTAAGACAAATGTATGATATCAGGAAGATAGAACAAGTAGTAAATAGCTTAATTGGTGAAAACTTAGAAGATGGTCCTGCATGGGCTACGGCAATTTACGCTATGCTGATTAAATTATATTCAAAACTATAAACTATAAACAAATGCAAAAACGAATTCCTCCTTCAAGTACATTCCCGGAAAGATCGGAAAGGCACGAAAATGCTAACTGGTATAATCTGGGATTTAACCATAAAACAACCCTAACAATGGGGTTACTGGTTCCTCTGGCGGTAAAAGAGGTATATCCGGGTGAAAAAATTAGGGTAAGAAATGAGATTTTAATGCGTTTCGCGCCCTTGTATTTACCAATAATGCACCAATGCTATTTTACTTGTGATTGGTTCTATGTGTCAAATGCTCAGTTATACCATATCGAAAAAACGTGGTATGAGTTTATAAAACAGGACCCTGTAACCGGAGGTACGGGATGGGCGTATATGACTTATGCAAGGTCTGACGCAATTTATACGGATGGAATACTGAACTATATGGGGTTCAATGCTCCCCCTGGTGCAGGAACTTTGATAGCTAGTACACAGGTGAGTGCTTTACCCGCAAGTGCGTATTTGAAAATCTATGATGAGTATTACAGGAATGATCAGATTCAAACTGTAAAATGGCAAGGCTTAGTAGCCGGAAATAACTCAACTATAATTTTGGATGGTATTCCTGATTTAAGGGCTTTAAGGCGAAACTGGCCACGTGATTACTACACTTCAGCCACGCCTGAGCCACAACAGGGTGATAATGTATTGATACCATCATTTCATGTAGATGAAGAAAGCGGATTAATAAATGATCAGTTGTTATATAAACCAGATGGAACATTAGCCACAGGACCGGTTGGTATAGGTGCGTCTGCTTCTGGTGTGTTGTATGCTACGGATGGATCATCAAATTTAATGCTGCAATTATCATCTACAATAAGGGATTTCCGCTATGCAGCACAAATGACTGAATATCTTGAGCGTTCAATGAGGGCAGGAGATAGGTATAATGATTTTGTACAGGCAAATTTTGGATGGACTCCAAACCCGTTGTATATAGACAGGCCGGTATGGATAGGTGGATATAGGGGTGATGTAGTTATATCTGAGGTTATGTCAACAGCTGAAAGTGGCACACAGTTGGTAGGTGATTATGCAGGAAAGGCATTAGCTGTTGATTCATCCCCATGGTTTACTTATCAGGTACCGGATTACGGTTTGATAATGTGTATAATGACGGTATATCCAAAGGCAAGTTATTACAGTGGTCTTGATAATATCTGGACAAGAGTTACAAAAATGGATTATATGTGGGAACAGTTTGCCAACATAGGGGACCAACCAATATTGAACAAAGAGGTGTGGTTTTCATGGTATGATGCTGACATTGCCTGGAATGAGGAGATATTTGGATATCTGCCTCAGTATGCACAATTCAAATATTCAAATGATATTGTCTCAGGACAGATGCGTACATTATGGGAAAGTTTTCACCTGGGCCGTAAATTTGATGCAGCCTCAGATGTGGTACTTAACAGTGATTTCATTACTTGTACGCCGGATATAGGTAGGGTATTCGATGTGGATGCTGAAAATAATGAGCATGAGATATATGTACATGCTTATAACGATATAGAAATTCTTAGGAAATTACCGAAAAACGCGCTGCCTGCGCTGTGATGATGCATGACACTAATGAGGTTTTGGTTGATCGGTGGTCGTGGGTTATACCTACGCCACTGATCGCCTTAACTTTAGAAGATATGCATAGTTCGTTCAATTGGCATTACGATATACCATACTATGAAATGCGACTCCCCACTAACGATCAGATACAAACAACCACTGCCGGACGGCAAAGGGGGTTGGATATACAACTTTCCGGCAGGGTGCGGGAAGTGCTTACCCTGCCTAATGACAAGGAAAGCACAATGGTCCTACCGGATGACGGAAGAGAAGCGCCACTCCTTAAGCTCTTATTTTGTAACCCTGACGTATGACGATAAAAGTTTACCGAATACAGATTTCGGTAGTTCTGTATGTCAGGTAGATCATGTGAAATTTATAAAGGATTTGAAAAGTTATGAGACGAATAAGCAACTTAAGAAAAGAGAATACATTTCAGAAGAGGAAATGTCCCGAATGCGGAGCAGAATTGGAGAGTTTAGACCAGGATATCGAAAAGGAGATCATAAGATCAAATATTATGGCGTTGCGGAATACGGAGATAAGTTTGGTCGTGTCCACTTACACTATATTCTTTTCAATGTTAGGGATATTAATAATATTAATCTATCTTGGAATTATGGAAGGGTGCAAATAGGTGAATGTAACGTGAATACTATTGATTATGTACTGAAGTATATGATAAAACACCATCTGGAAGAAACGTATGCAAATAAAGCAAAGGAAAAGTGTTGGATGTCAAAAGGAATCGGAAGGGAAGCGGTTACTCCTGAATTTATTAGGTATATCAAATCGGAAACTGGTAACGTGGTTATTAACGAAAGGGGTGGTAAGGTTCCACTACCAAGGTATTACAGAAAAAAATATGTTACTGAAGATGAAGCAAAAATTAAGAATGCGTACGTCAACAAAATACTTATTGAACAGGAGATTAAAGAAGATATTAATTATCAAATAGAAGGTAGGAACCCGGATGAAGCAAGAAAAGAGGCAAAGGATATTAGAATGTATATGTTGAAAACAAGACAAAAAAGGAATAAAGTATGAGAAAAGGAGCAGTAAGCCCTGAAAGGAATTCAGGCAATAAATTAACAATTCCGGTGAAAACAAGATCACCACTTGAGGCATTTCAAATGCTACGACAAGGGCAAACAATAGACAGGATAGCCGGGTACTATGAAAAGGAAGGAATGATAACAAAGGATTTCCATTTCATGGACAGAATAGAAAAGCTACACATGTTAGCAGATTGCAGGGCGTTAATGGACAGAAGCAAAACAGAAATAGAGGCAGCCTATACAGATTATGTAAACAACCAAAATAAATTAAACAATGAGCAAAACAATCAAGTTACCAAAGAAGGACAATCTTCAGGACCAGTACCCAAATCAAGCGACAGTAAAGGAACTGAAGGAAGCGCAAGTACATGAGAATAATTATTTCAGGGATATGCCTCTGGAATTAGTTCGTAAGAAGTATGTACAATTCTCTGTACTTATGGAGATCACTAATGATTTACTGGGATTACCAAGAACAGCAACTGTTGAACAGTTTGCAAACAGAATAAGGGATCTTGTATATGCTCAGGATCCAAAAAAATCCGATGTTAATTAAAGTAGTACGTTTCTAATGGTGTTAAACCTGGGCTCCAAAAGTGGAGCCCTTTTCATTTTAAATAACTTCATTAGGAAAAACACGGGGGTTGAGGGGGCAGAGCCCCCCTACTTAGCGAATGGAATGAGCCAAAAGCAATCGCCGAAGGCGGCAATCGGGGGTGAGCGAAGCGGTAGGAAAACTCCGATTGCAATCAGAGAACCAAAAAGGGTTCGTAAAAGGTCGGCCGATCATGACGAGCCGACCGTCGTCGGGAGACGACTAAAAAAGCAATCTTTAGGCCATTAGCCTAATGATGCTGAATAGCCAACCTGCTGGACGTCGCGAGCGACGCAAAAGGGCAGCGTTGGCAAACATTAATCTACATATAGGAGATACCTACGGTATCTACGGCAGCGTAGCAAGAAACAGACGTAACGAATGATCGAAGCGCAAAGCAAAGCGTTGCGCTAATCGATAATGAGGACAGTATGTCTTGCACATGCTGCTGTAGATTAATATGTAAAGTGATTTTTTTTTACAGAACTGGAAAAAAAAATAAAAACATAAATAATTGATAATCAATCAATTGAAAAAATATATGCAAATATTATGTAATAATAGTTGCATATTAAAAAAGGAAATCATAGATTTCCGAGGCCTTAGAGACGCTCGTCTTTCTAAGGCCAAAAAAAAGGTTTTGAAAAAACCGTAAAAAAACTAAAAATGGCGGACCCTATAACATTAGGAACATTAGCAGCGGCAGCATTTAAAGGAATATGGGACATAGGAGCAACAGTCTTTGCAAATAAATACAATAGTCCGGCTGCACAAAGGAGAAGATTAAGAAAAGCAGGGTTGCCCTTAGCATTCATGTATCAAGGTAGGGTGAATACTCAATCAGATGTACCCAGGCTTTCAATTGACCCTACTTTAGGTCAGGTACAAAAATTAGGCTTATCGCAACAAAATGAGGTTAATCAGGCAAACATTAAAAAGATAGGTGCTGAGGTGGCTGGAATAGTGCAAGAGAATTTAAAGAAAAAGGGTGAGCTGGACTGGTTAGTAAAAAAGGATGATTTTGGTGAAACAAATCAAGTTAAATTATTGGAGATAGATAAGTCAAGGAAAGAAGCAGAAAGATTTATTGCCGAACACCAAAGAGAATTAAAACAGATAGCTGTATGGGTTGAGAATAATTTGTTCGACGAAGATATACAGATTGAGGAGCGTAAAATTGGTTTACAAAAAGTAAGGCAGCAAATAATAAATCTACTATCTCAGGATTCGTTGTTAAGACAAATGTATGATATCAGGAAAATTGAACAGGTAGTAAATAGCTTAATAGGTGAAAATTTAGAAGATGGTCCTGCCTGGGCTACGGCTATTTACGCTATGTTGATTAAATTATATTCAAAACTATAAACTATAAAAAATGCAAAAACGAATTCCTCCTTCAAGTACATTCCCGGAAAGATCGGAAAGGCACGAAAATGCGAATTGGTATAATCTGGGATTTAACCATAAAACAACCCTAACAATGGGGTTACTGGTTCCTCTGGCTGTAAAAGAGGTATATCCCGGTGAAAAAATAAGGGTGAGAAACGAAATTTTAATGCGTTTTGCTCCCTTGTATTTACCAATCATGCACCAGTGTTATTTTACTTGTGATTGGTTCTACGTGTCGAATGCTCAGTTATACCATATCGAAAAAACGTGGTATGAGTTTATAAAACAGGACCCGGTAAGCGGAAGCACAGGATGGGCCTATATGACGTATGCAAGGTCTGACGCCATTTATACGGATGGAATACTGAACTATATGGGGTTCAATGCTCCGCCTGGGGCAGGAACTTTAATAGTTAGTACACAGGTGAGTGCTTTACCTGCAAGTGCATATTTGAAAATATATGATGAGTATTACAGGAATGATCAGATTCAAACTGTAAAATGGCAGGGCTTAGTAGCCGGAAATAATTCTACTGTAATTTTGGATGGAATACCGGATTTAAGGGCATTACGTAGAAATTGGCCACGAGATTACTATACATCTGCTACACCGGAACCACAACAGGGAGATAATGTATTGATACCGTCATTCCATACGGATGAAGAGACGGGTTTATATATTCCTCAGGAAATATTGGGTTTGGATGGCACTCCTGTAGCAGGAGTATCTTCTTTAACTACTACAGCAGGAACTTTAGGAAAAGATGGTACTGGTACACAAATAGTTCTTCAGTTATCGTCAACAATAAGGGATTTCCGCTATGCGGCTCAGATGACTGAATATCTTGAACGGTCAATGAGGGCGGGTGATCGTTATAATGATTTTGTTCAGGCTAATTTTGGATGGACGCCAAATCCGCTGTATATAGATAGGCCGGTGTGGATAGGTGGATATAGAGGTGATGTAGTTATATCTGAAGTTATGTCAACGGCTGAAAGTGGAACACAGTTAGTCGGTGATTATGCGGGTAAGGCATTAGCTGTGGATTCATCACCATGGTTTACATATCAGGTCCCTGATTATGGTTTGATAATGTGTATAATGACGGTATACCCAAAGGCAAGTTATTACAGTGGTCTTGATAATATCTGGACCAGGGTTACAAAAATGGATTATATGTGGGAACAATTCGCAAATATTGGGGATCAGCCAATATTAAATAAAGAGGTTTGGTTCTCATGGTATGATGCAGATATTGCATGGAATGACGAGATATTTGGGTATCTCCCTCAGTATGCTCAATTTAAATATTCAAATGATATTGTTTCAGGGCAGATGCGTACATTATGGGAAAGTTTTCATCTCGGACGTAAATTCGATGCAGCCTCAGATGTGGTCCTAAATAGTGATTTCATTACTTGTACGCCGGATATCGGTCGGGTATTCGATGTGGATGCTGAAAATAATGAGCATGAGATATATGTACATGCCTATAATGATATTGAGATATTGAGAAAATTACCGAAAAACGCGCTTCCTGCGCTGTGATGATGCATGATACTAATGAGGTTTTGGTTGATCGGTGGTCGTGGGTTATACCTGCGCCACTGATCACCTTAACTTTAGAAGATATGCATAGTTTGTTCAATTGGCATTACGATATACCATATTATGAAATGCGATGCGCCCTTAACGATCAGATACAAACAGCCACTGCCGGATGGCAGGGGGGGGATGGATATACAGCTTCCCGGCAGGATGCGGGAAGTGCCTGCCATGCTTAATGACAAGGAAAGCACAATGGTCATACCG